CGCCCCGGTGCCATCCGTGCCAGCCGTGGCTGCAACAGCAAATGAAGACAGTGATAGCGTCGGGATAAACCGCCCATCGTCGGGGAATACCTGCCCAATGTATTTTGACGGGTCAGGCACAAAATCGGCCGGGTCAACCTCGCGAATAGCAATCGTGAAAACACCTGTTTTCAGATCAGGCGAATAGCGGACAACCTCGAACAATTTGTTGATATAGCCGTGCACAGTCGACGTGATGCTGATCACATCAAAAACCGACACGCCGTCAAGACGCGGAGGCAACGCAACGACGTGCGACCGCCCCCGGCGGGCATCGGCAAGCCATGCAATCCGGGTGCGCTGCACCTGGTCGGGATACGGCACACTGTTCATCGTCAGGCTTGCGATGAGCTGTTCGCCGTCCTGCTCGACCGCAGCGTCATCCGCGTAAAAAGGAGCCTCAACAGCCTCCCATTTTGCATCCGGGTTCACATAGGTGGCAGACACCGCATTGAAGGTGTCCCGCAGCCCATAGAACGGCTGATAGGATTGTTCCCGGCTGTTCAGGATATCATCATCCGTGATCGACAAGACAGACGTGGCGGGGCCACCGGACCGCGTGATTAGCGTGCCGCCGATATCGGCCACCTGACCCGACGACGCCAGCAGCAGCTCATCCATGGCGCTCAATACGTCCATGCCGCCATCATCCGGCGTAGCAAGGAAAATCTCGAACCCGGCGCGGTACTGCGGCTCAACCCCGCCGCCCTGTTTGGCGACGGATGTGTCGCAAACATCCATCGCGGCCTCCCAATAATCGAGAGGCAGATCGATGCCCGACAGCCCGAACACGCGGCCATCAGGCATAGTGATGCCCTTCGCGATATTGTACTGGATCACGGCGGCGTTATTGGTATAGCCGACAACCCCTGTGCGCGGATCCAGCAGCTTCACACCACGAACGACGGCGCGAAATCTGGTGTCGCCGCTGTAAATCTCTTGGTCATTTTCAACCGTGATGATCATATAGGCCGCGCCCCTCAGGACGCTGCTGGTCTTCCACGGCCGCGTCGGGTGCGCGCCGTAAGCGGCCACCAGATAAGGGTCTGCAACGGTTTGGCTTCCGTCGTAAAACTTCACCCAGAGCTTGCCCTTATATTTGCCGGACGCCACCGATCGCCCGTAGGATGCATGCACAGCACCTGACAAATCCGTCGCCACATCAAAGTAGGTCCCGTCGACATAAAGCCCATCCAGCCCCGCGACCGGCGCGTCAGAGACGGTGATGATGAACGTGCTGTATTTGCCGTAACCAATTGACCCAAAACCGCCGCCGCTGTTGGATGGTGAAAGGCTCGTGTGCGAATAGGTCGGCGCAACCTGATGCCCCGCTGTGGCGTATCTGCCGACAATGATCGATTGCGGCGTCGTATCGCCCCGCCCGGTGAATTTTGATGCAATTCCAGCGGCAGCTTGTGCTGTCTGACCGCCACGTTTTGACGCGCGCGACAGGATTGTGGATGTCAGCAGGCCAAGGCCGACCTGGACGAAAGAAACCGCCGAGATGCCCAAAATGGTGGCACCGCCAATGCCAAGCCATCCGGCAACAGCGGGCGCAAGAAGTGCAGGCATTAAACCACAAAGCCCCCGTTACACCACGACCGAAAAGCCGTGCCCAATCCCCTGTCCGGGGTCATGACGTAGACAACCCGTGCGCCCATGACGCCGATCGCCCGCGCATCGTCGCGCTCTACAATTGCCAGATCGCCCCAGCGGGGCCGCGCGGTATACTCAAGCGATTTTGCGAAAACATCGATGTGATCCACAAAACCTTTGGCCTGCACTTTTTTCAGCCCGCCCGCCTCTGTCCGGTAGCCACACAGGCCCACCGCCAAATCAACGCCCGTCAGCGCAAAGACAGCACCCGCCCCGAACAGGGCGCAGTCGTTTTTGCCATAGACAAACTCCGCACTGGTCCAATCCGTAATGAACGCCTGCAACCGCACCGGCCAATCGTCATATCTGTTCATCGGTTGCCCCTGATATCGCTATCCACATCGGCCAGTGACGCATATTCCATGCCCGTGTCGCCGCTGCGCAAAACGTAGCTGGCCTTTGATTTCTTCGACGCAATTGTGCGCGTTCCCGACCGCATGGCCGATGCGATTTGAAACTCCAGCGACGACCCGCCGCCCTTGGCACCGATCACGCGCGGGGCGGCGTCGATCACACCCTTGCTGATCCGCCGCACGCCTTTGAAAATAGCACCTTGGGTAAAGCACAACTGCCATGCAGACGCAGGCCGCAGGCGGGTTCTGTAGGTTTTCAGCAGCGTATCCGCCTGATTGCTCAACCCGAACAGCGACACAGATTGCCGCCTAATTTCCGTGCCGTCTGCATATTCAGGATCCGGGATATCCAGCCCGCCGCGCGTGGGGATCAGTGATTTATTGCCGTCAAGATCAAGGGTGATCACTTCCCATCCGGTCCAGAAACAAAACGTCTCGGGCAAGCCGGTGATCATGTTGACAGGCTCGATCGTGACCGCCAGATGGAAGTTCGCAGGCTCACCCGATGCCAGAAAAATCCGGGTGTTATCAGGCCACAGCATCAGTAATACTGCCGCCATGAAAATCCCGACGCCTCAGCCACGGCAGGCCTGTAGGCGGCGGTGTTTATCTCTGTCACGACCGCGTTGATTTCAGGCCGCCCCATACCGACGACGTTAGTCACCGCAACGCCAAACGGCAGAGCAGGAACAACGGTATATTCAGCGGCACCCGCGGCCAATGTCGGACGGTTGCGCAGCTTTCTGACCACGCGGTGCATCGACCGCCTTGTGCCAAACTCGACATCAAACATCGCCCCATCGACCAGCTGCGCAGAAATCGTGACGATCCGCCGGTCAGCCGCGCTGATCTCCAAAACCGTGCCTGCCGTGCGGGTATTCCTGACAAGGTGTCCCGGCGTGATCCGCAAAAGAACGTCCGCGTCCTGCAGGTATTGCAGCTTGGCTGCAACCGCATCAGCATTGCCATGCGTCATTGGCACGATGTTGACCGACCCGAACCAGACCCGCGTGCCATAGGTGGTGCGCGTGACACCGCCCCCACCGCCCATGTCGGACGATGCGTTGATGTCCAGCTCCACCGTGACCTCTGATGTGGCCAGACCCGCAAAGAAATCAGCCAGAATTAGCGTCTGCATTAACGCATCCTTCCGTCTTTTGCCGCCACAGTGGCGTTGACCTTGCCCGTAAAGTCCTGATCGCGCCGCGCATTGTTGGATTGCACCACATTCTGGACAAAGGGCATGAGATTGCCATTGGCATCGGCAGACACACCCACCGTGACATGGACGCTTGGTTGCCCGCCGCCCGCACCGTTCGGAATGATGTTGCCTGCCACATTAGGCGCGAAGATTTCCGGTCCGCGCTCGCCCACGACATAGGCTTTGTTCGGCGAGACAGGCCCACCATCCGCTCGAAACCCGCCAAACAGACTTGAAATCCAGCCGCCGCCAGCGCCACCACCGCCGGACCCCATTGTGAACAAATCTGTAAGCAGCGTGTTCAGGTTGGACGATGCCAGATCGATCGCCATGCGGCGGATATTAGCAGCAAACACATCCGCAAGGCTGCCTGAACTTACGCCTGCCTCGATCAACCCCCTGGTCAATCCTTCGACACTGGTCTGCACTTTTTCTCGCGCTGTGGCGGCAAATTCTGCAGCCGCTTCATCTGCCCGCTCGAGGCTGGTCGTTAGGGTGTCGACCTCCGCCGCTACCGCGCCACCACCGCCGTCATTGCCCAACGTGGCACCGACCGCCTGAAAGGCGCGATCTGCTGCGGCGGCCTGTGCCTCAAGTTCGGCAAGCGCCTCGGCTGAATTGCGAATGTCACGTTCTGCAGCGGCGACAGCCTCGGCCTGCCCGCCCATGATCAAACCGTAACCACCATCGCCAAATTCTTCGCGATAACCCTGCACGGCTTCCGCCCCGGCACGCGCTGTCGGATCTCCGACTGTGGCCAAGCGAACGGCTGCAAGGCGGGCACGCTGGCCATCATCCATAATGCGGCTACGCGCCAAGGCCTGCGATGCTTCGAGCGCGCGGTAGAGGTTATTCCCAAGGCTGTAGGCATCGGCAATTGCTCCGCTGAAATCCACAGATTGCGCCGAGCCCGCCAGACGATCAGTCAGAGAAATTCCGTTGACGACCTCACCATTGAGAGAAACCATGCTCCCCTGGCCTTCTTCTAACGCTCTTTTTAGTATCTCTATATTGTTGCCGTTTTCGACAAACGCCGCATCCATAGCACCGGCTTGATCTTCCATCGCCTTTTGCTCTGCAAGGGCAGATGCAAGACCTGCTTCCAGACCTGAAACTGCCAACGTTGCCGCGCGATACTGCGACTCCAAACCCTCAACGCCCGAAAAACGCGCTTGTGCCTGACGGGCTTGAACGATCTGCGCCTCGCGTTGCGCAATTTTGCTAGCTAAGTCAGCATATTGTGCGGACTGAAGTATTTCGACGCGGAGTTGCTCTTGCGACGCGAGTATATCTTCACGGCGAGCTTCTGCAAGTTGAAGCTGAGCATGGGCAGCTGCGCGGGTCATCGTCGTCGATCCAGCAATCGTCGCGCTTAATTGCGCTGATTGTCTGATTTGATCACCCATAGCGATCGTGACCTGATCCGTCGCATCGGCCGTGTTTAGGAATTTGTTTAACAGAAAGCCTGTGCCAACAACCAAAGCACCGATACCCGTTGTAATCAGTGCCCCACGCAATACCCCCAACGCTGCCGCCAGCCCCAGCGTCTGGACCTTCATATAGATCAGGCCGCCGGCACCGACTGCCAAAATTTCTGGCAAAGCATCCAAGTTTTGGACAAGACTTGTCAGCATCCCGCTGACCGGCCCCCCGACCTCGAACAGATCGGCAAGCCCATCTGCAAACCGCTCGATTCCCGGTGCTATCGCAGACGCCAGCTGGTTGCCCAGCCCCGTCGTGATCAGTGCAAGCTGCGAGACGGCATCATTCGTTCGCTGGATCTGCTGCGCGTCCAGTTCCGAGACCTCGACACCAAAACGGGCCAGCTCGGCGGACGCTCGACTGATTGTCGCAGGATCGATGCGCGTCATCGCGATCGCGCCCTCTTCGCCAAAGATTTGCCCCGCGACCGCAGCGCGGCTTGCAGCTGGCACGAAATCCACCAGCGCGCCGTTGACCAATGCAATCCGCTGATCCAATGGCAAAGCCAGCAGGTCACTGGCACTCAGCCGCAGACGCTTCAGCGCCTCCGCCGCAGGGCCAGCACCACTATCCGCCGCCTGACTTAAGCGGCGCGTCATATCCTTACTGGCCTGCTCAATGCCCGACATCGACACACCGGCCAGCTCACCTGCGCGCGCCATCACCTGCACAGACGCCGTCGTCGTCGACAATGACTGAGCCAGCTTGGCCTGCGTATCGACAACCGCAAGCGAACGGCCCGCCAGAACAGACAGCCCGCCCAGCGTTGCCGCAGCCATGCCGGTCATGGCGAGAACAGTCGCACGCGAAAATACCTGCATTTCCGCACGGCTGGTGTTCAGCGCCGACGAGAACTGTTTATTGTCGAGCCCCAGCTGGACCCGCAACTTACCAAGGTTTTTATTCAGCACTGAATTTTGCCTTTAATTGCGACTGGATGGCTTTTGCCACCATCAGCATTTCATCGGGTGTTTGTGATGCACGCCGCCCGCCGCTCATCACGGTGCCCAGCTTCGGAAACTTGATATCAGCCCGCGACCACGCCGCCTGATAATAGGCAAGCTGCAGCGCCTGCTTACCCTCTCGCTCGGCACGGGCGCGGGCCCCGCGCATGCGCAGGCGATATGTCCTCGGGGTCAGGCGTCCAAATCCATCCGGATCAAACCCAGCCGCGATATAACTTTCGTAGAGCGCTTCTATTTTGGGGGCTTCTTCTTCGGCCTCCCTACGTTTCCCACATCGGCCTGAGTGGGGTCATCCGCTTCGTCGCGCAGATATCCGGCCGCACGCAAAAGCTCGGCCACGATGGTGCCCGTTTTCTGCACGCCTATTTCGCCCATCAGCGCGCCAGCATCTTCCAGCGTTGACGACCGAATGGAATGACGCATCGATCCCCAAATAACAGCACGGACATCGAGAACGCTGATACTTCCGGCTGCTTCTGCCGTGGCGATTCGCATCAGCATCGGGGTGATAGTCAGGCCAGTAACCGCCTGCGCGTCGGCCTGCGCGTTGAAATCAAACGCCAAATCGATCGAATGGCCACGGAATTCCACTGTGACGGTATCTTTGACGCCAGCCACCTTAAGTCGCCACACCGATGACCGGCAGACCGGTGACGCGCACCGTGACCGTCAGCATCATCTTGTCGTCCATTGGGCTGACAGGCTCCAGCTTCTTGATCCAACCGGGAAACACCATCTGCTGTTTTCCGACACCGCTGGTCGGGAAAACCATCTTGTGATCACGGCGCTCACCAGACTGACGTAATGCCTGCAAAATGACATCTTCGTCACTGCCCGGATCCCACTGAATCGTGAAAGATGCCTCACCGGCGTCGATAAGCCCGGCCATAAATTCACGCACCTTGTTCGCAGATCCATGGTTGGTAATTTCTCTTTCTTCGGTTTCGGGCGACGGCGGCTGCAGGCTATCAAGTGGCCCCATCTTGTCATAAGCCCCCGGGTCTGCTCCGTCGTGAATGTGATACTCGGACCCAAATCCAAGAACTGCTTTGCCTGCGGACATTTTCTCACTCCATCTTGTAAATAAGTGAACGGTCCGCCAGGGCGGGTGCGTTCGATTGTGCCGGATGTCCGGCGGTCAGTAGGTGACGGTCGGGTCGTTGCGCGGCATCTCGCGCCGCACTTCGAATGTGACACGGCGCACAGCAAAGCTGACTTCGCCCTGCACCGTATCGATTTCAGAACCGGTTGCCCGGATGCCCATTGCCAAACCAGACAATCGGGGGTTTGCCAGAATGGCGATCTCGACCGCCAACTGCATGTCATCGACGTGATCAAGAGCCTCGTCATCATTGCCGTAGCTTTGCATCACAACATCCACCAAAACACGCTGCTCATCCGTGCTCGAGCTGCTTTCAAGGCGTTGCTCGGATCGCGGATAAACAAAGATTGCAGGCAAGCTTGATTGCGGTGCAGCCCCACCGCTTGGGGGATTGACCAGAATGGACGGGCGTTTTCGTCCGCTGCCGACATTAATCTCGATATCGGCTGCAGTCAAAATCCAAACGACTTCACGCCGAATGGCTTTCAAGGGGTGCATCGCCTCAGGCATGAACGTCCTTTCGCGTCAGGCGAACCTTGACCAAAGCATCTATTGCAGGACTGCCTGATGGCATTGCGGCTTCCGCGCGGTATGAATTGCCGTTGCCCGGGTAAATGGTTCCACCCGGCACAATGTCTGCCAGATCCGAAGCCAGACCAGACAGCGTTGGCAAAACAGTCTGCCGCTCAAACCCTTCGTCATCGACATACATCTCCGGTCCTTCGCGGAACGCCGCATTGATCGTGCGCGGCAATCCGGCGGGCGGGACCACAGTGACGGTCTGCCCGAAGACGCCCATCATTGCCGTGCCCAGCCCGTCGAAAATGCTGGTCATCAGCGCGCGACGCCGTCCAGACGGACAATGCCCGTGGGTGACGGGTTTGCGGCAGCGGCCACGGCATGGCCAACGATTTTATTGGACGCGGCCACAGTGGTCATCAGACGCGCCGTGTTGTCCCAATAGATCTTGGCACCAACCGTCCACGCTTGCGCAGACAGCTTTGGCATTGAGAAGACCCCGACGGTTGAAATGACCAGCTCTTCACCTGCCAGCGCATCAAACGATGCGACACCGAACAGATCGCCCGCAAGGACACCCTGACCCGACACGACGGCGGCTGGGGACGGAATGGTGAGGTCGTCACCAGGTTGGATGTAATTCTTCATAGATACTTTCCTCATGAATGCTGGCCGCAGCCAGACGGTGAAACGACCAAGGGCGGCACACTGGCCGCCCCTTGGGTCACGTTTTCAGGTGTTGTGAACCGGTGACGGCTTAGAGACCGGGGTTCTTGTAACCACCACGGAAATCAGCCGCACCCAGACCGAAGTCGAGTTCAACGGTCGCCGCCATGCCCTGCTGGCCAAACGGTTCATCCATGCGCACGCGCGGTGCTTCTGCACCTTCAAGATAGCCGTGCACGAAGTTGGCACCGCCACCGGTCGGACCAGCAAACAGATACCATGAATTGTCCTCGATCTCTGCGGACATCACCACCGTCAGCTTGCCGCTGAACGGGTTTACCACGGCGCTCGACTGCGGCGTGATCGCAGCGACCAGCTGTTCTGCTGCGGTTTCCTGATTGGGGCCAACAAGCAGCACTGTGGGATTGAGGCCAAGCTTTTCGCCACCAACACCTGTCTGCTTGCGGATCGCGGCGCGACCATCGCCAACAGATGCCACATTGATTGGTGAACCCGCAGCTGCAAGGTTTTTGTGGCTCGCATGGAACATATTCACGTTGTCTGCCATTTTCACAGCAAGAGCAAAACCGTAAAACGTTTGTTCTTCAAACCGGGCAACCGCAGACGCCACCGTCGACAACACTTCGTCGATCGCACCAAGGTCGTCATTGACTAACATCTGGCGCGAAATACGGATGCCGCGCGCATAGGCCGCCAGGACGGCCGTTTCCTTGCTTTCACCGAATGTGCCAAATTCAATCTCGCCGTTTTCGGCCACCTTCTTCAGGGTGGGGAAATCACCGACGCGCAACAGAGACACTTCGCGGAAGTCGGCAAAGTTGCGCTGGCGCGAAATCATCTTGTAGGTTGGCTCGGCGACCGCGTAGCGTTCAAGCAAAACGCGGTTTAGCGCATTCTCGAAGATGCCGGGAAAATCGCTGGTGCTGTGCGACGCGGCCATCAGCACATCAACGCGCTGACCCGCATTGCGGATCGGGCCTTTATGGCCAATGCTGGCCGCCGCCATCTCGACGATGCTCATATTCATGTAGGGCCGGGCACGGTCATCTACTTCGGCTGTGCGCGCGATCTGTGCCGACAGCGCCATTGTCATACCGCGGCGGCGGGTATCACGCTCGTCACGCAGGATAGATGCGGTCTGACGGCCCGCTGGTGTCTTGTTCGTCATGGGGTTCTTGCTCCGTTGCTGCATTTTAATTTCTTCAACGCTTTGGCTCAGCGTCAGGCGACGGCGGATCATATTGCTTGCCATCTCGAATGTGCCACCCAGCGAGGCCACGACATCGACGATCTGCGCGGCTTCGGGGATTTCGTCATCCTCGTCTGCGGCGTCGTCATCACCATCCGCCACATCTTCAATTTCTTCATCTTCGACGGCGGTGACAGCTTTATCGTCCTGTTCGTCTTCTGTCGTGATTGTCGTGTCGTCCTGGTCATCGACCATCTGTTGTTCTTCGTCGCGCATCGTGTTTCCTTTCGGTGTTCGGGCGGACGTGCCCGCCATCATGGCCATGACGGCCGTCCTGCTTTTCCGCGATGCTGCTGGCACGTTGGATCGTTGCAGATCTTTGGGGGCGTGGGCGTAGATCGAATAATCGAACCGCGCCGCAATCGCCGATGTTTCTTCGTCGGTGTGAGTGGCGAAGCCAGCATTGATAGCGTCATCGCCTTCAAGCCATGTTTCCGCTTTCATGACGTCGCGCGCAGCCTCAACGCTGATCCCTGCACGCGCAGCATAGACCTTGGCAAAAGATTTAGCCATGACAGACAGCCCCTTGGCGGCATGCAGGTGATCATCTTCCGTGCCACGTCCTTCGGTCGTCCATTGTGCCGGATCATGGATCATGATGGTGGCCCCGGCACGCATCGTGATTGTATCACCGGCCATGGCAATCAAACTGGCAGCACTTGCCGCCATGCCGTCGATGATGACATTGACGATCCCGTCATGATCTTTCAGCAGGTTGTAGATGGCCTGCCCTTCAGGGGCGATGCCGCCGCCCGAATTGATCCGCACCGAAACATCACCCTCGACGCCTGCAAGCATGTCGCGCACCTGAATTGCGGTGAAAAAATCCTCACCCCAAAAGTCGGCGCCGACTGTCCCATAAAGGTAGATTTCATTCTTCATCACTAAGCCTTTCTTCGTCCCCATATGCACCATCGATATCTTCCGGAATTGCCGAACCTGATGGTCGTGCCTGTATCACGCCGGACAAGCTGACACTGGCGGCATCGCTATCGAAAACCATGTCGTTTACCGCCGCCCAATCGCGTGCCTCTCTCTGATCCTCGCGCAGGCGCTCCGGATCGTGGCCAAGCTTGCGCTGCAAGTTTGGCAGTGAATCAAGGCCACCACGCGCCGCCTTGATCATCGCCGGAATTTCGCGAGTTGGATCCACCAGCGGGATATGCGGTGGCACCCATTCGATGCGCACTTGATTGATGCCCGGAATATCCTCTGGCGATGTCATTTTCCATGCATCCCGAAACCACTCGCCCAGCGGGTTCATCATCTGCGGGATCATCATCCTCCATTGCCAGCCGGTAATGTTGGCGTTCATGCTCATCCGGCCCATCCGGCCGCTGGTGAAATTCACCCCCGACAGATCGCCGACGAGCGCTTCATAGGTCACACCCAGCCCCGCCGCGACCGAACGCAGAATGACCTTTGCGAAAGGATCGAAGTCAGGTGTCCCGGGCGGGGTGCCGAACGTGATCTCGTCATCGCTGTCAACATCAAGGATCGCACCGGGTGAAATGCTCATTGGCACTTCACCGTCGCGCTTCGGGCCGTCACCCGTCTGACGACGGAACGCCGCAAAACAGGCCGCGATTTTCTGACGCATCAGTTGCGCATCCTGAAGATCGTCGAAATCCTGCAACGTCAGGGCGACAGGCGCAAACCAAGACACGCCGCGCTGTTGTCCTGGACGGTCTTGCCGATACAAATGGATGACGTCCGACGCAGGCATAAAATGCGACAGCAGCTTGGATCGCACTGATCCACCCCAGGCCGAACCGGGGTGATCGAGGAACAGCCAATAGCCTTCCCGCACACCCTGCGAATCGTATTGGATACCCTCGCGAATATAGGACCCGTCCGTCATGTAGCGATCGCGCGTGTCATCGAGGAACGCAGGCTCCAGCACCTGAAGTTGCAACGGAAATTTACCATCGCCAAGCTTTATGTGCCGGACAATCAGCGCCTCGCCCTGCGTGATCACCGTTGCCAGTGCCAACTCCTGCAGCCCGTAAAGGTTTTGACGTCCGTCGCGGTCGATAGCCGTAGTATCGAGGTAATCTTCGATGATGCGAAGACCTGCCAGATTAAGATCACGCGCGGCTGCCGCTCCGACGTCATCCAAGCCTGTCATATCCCGCGACAGTTTTGGGATGATCCCGTCAGCGACGACCGCATTGACGATCACACGCTGGCCGGATGTTGCGAACGGCGTATTTCGGATCATATCAAGCGACACGCTGGCAAGCCGCTGACGACGCCCGTAGCCCGCGACCGCATCTGCGTCACCGTTGTTGCGCTTCCAGCTCGCACCACGTCGACCAAGGGTCGTCGCATCATAATTCATCAGGTGTTGCGTCCGCTCGGCCATGGCAATTTTCAGCCTTGCTTGGGCACGCTGCGCGCCGCGATGTGGCATGAGGCTGGCGATGGCGCGATCAAGCATCGACATCGATCAGGTCCCGCTCGTGTAAGTTGGGTAATGGGTGCGCGATGCTGGCGACGGAGCTGCTGCCCTTTCGGCTCTGTCGATCATCCGCTCCATTTCTTCCATGCTGCGGAATTCCACCTTACTTTCGCCAAAACCGAGTGACTTGATGCCTTTGGCGTAATTGTTTTTCAGCTCCAAAAGCTGTTCGGCAGTCAGGTTCATCTATTGATCCAATCGCTGCGGGGCGCGATCCAGCTGGACTCGCGCGACCTTGTGGGGGCGGGCTGGCTTGTTTTCGCCACGGGTGTAGGTGCTGCTTCGTCGTAATCGATGCAGAACGGGTTCATCGACCCCAACAGTGCCCACTCGGGCGGGGCTTCCTTGTTAATCCGTCGCAGACCCTTATGCTCCGCGACGGCCTGCGCCATGACGGAAAGGTCAAGGCTCTCATTTCGTTTCTGGCCGGGCTTGGGTTCCCAGCCTTTGCCCGTTCGCACCTCTGCGCAGAACTCGCCAAGGTGATGATCCTGAATAAACTCCGGCAGCGGGAAGCTGCTTGGTGTGCCACGCGGGCGGGTCAGTGCCGCTGTCACGGTATCCTTAAGCTGATCTGTCGCCATATTCAGCAGCTTGAGACCGCGCCGCTTGGTTTTACTGTTCGTCCGCTCCGGCGCCATGTGCCAGACCCGGTCACGCTGGCGAAAGCCGCCATGCCCGCGCGTCAGAAACCACAGGCCGCCGTCGCCCTCTTTTGCGCGCGCCTTCCAGAACGCTTCTGCGTTATCACTGACACCCGGCTCGCCCTGAAAATCGACAGAGAATGCAATCGGTCGCAATGCAAATGGCGCACCCTCTACCCGGTAGACCTTTGCTGCCAGATCCGTCAGAACCGCCCAGTCTCCCGGATACATGGCCGGGCTTAAGGCACGCTCCTGATCACCAGCATCGAGCGGCGGCTTGAACAGGTCGAACCGGTCAATCACCGTCCGCGTCCCATCAAGGCCATATCCCGTCACCTGCACCACAAATCGGGCCTTTTGCACATCGACAGTCGTGACCACAAACCGAACCCATGCAGGTGCTACACCTTTGGGTGTCGCGTGCCTTTCGGCTTTCAGCACCTCAATCGTCAAAGACCCTTCTTCAGCGCCAGTGGGCCGTGCATAGGGCATGCCCAAATCCGTATAGTAAAACCGTCCCAATGCTGTGTCGTCGTTCAGCTCATCCAATTGGTACTGCGCCTCAATCGCACGCGCGACCAGGTCAACCCAGTTTGCGAACACAGCAGCCGTGCCATTCATCGACCAGCTGGCGACTTCCGTTGATCGGACTGCCGTGTCGTGGATGCTGACAAGCCGTGCATTTCCGTTCTCATCAACATCTTCGCCGTCAACCTCGTGCAGCCATCCACCACGATCCTTGAGGATTGCCCGGTTCATTTCCATCTTGTGCCGCTGCGCTGTCAGGCTGCCGCAATGCGGGCACTCCATCTCGGCCGTCTCACCCGCCGCGAGCGGTGGCAGCTTCGCGTTATATCGAAGACGATCAAAGCTTGGCTCATACCACTTTTCGCAATCGCGACATTCCCAATACAACCGGCCCCGCGTTCCCCGATTATACAGCGGCACAATGCCGAACTCGCACGGCGGCATCTCGTGCGGATGTGCCTTTGATGCGCACCAAGTTGGATCGATCACCGGATAGGCGGGTGTGCTTTCGGCAAACGCATAGCCCCGGCTGCGAAAGGTCTTCAAACGCTGGATCGCCATGTCAAACGGTGAACCTTCGGGCGCGTCCTTTGACATACCCAACGTCTGCGGAAAGTGATCGTAATCTGTCATCAGCATCAACCGCCGCGACACGGAAGAAAACACCTGCGCCGTGGGATATTCGACAAACAGCCGCATCCCCTTAAACCGCTTGCGCTCAAACGTGTCGTCATCGCGGCCCTGTCCGAGCAGCTCCTTCAGCCGAGGGCTGTTCTGAATGATCGGGTTCAGGCTTTCCTCGACCCAGGCATTCCGGCTTTTCCGGTTCATATGTACGATCTGGACCGGCGACGGGTCACAAGTGACTGCGTGCATCGCGATTGCCACAAGCGATATTGTCTTGGCCGCCTGTGCGGGCCCACAAAACGCGCCACCCTTGAACCGCCGCGACTGCGCCATATCCGCAGGCTCAACCATATACGGCGCAACCTCTCGATCAAAACTGTCCCAAACCCCGCGCCGCTGCAAGCGCATGTATCGTTCTGCCGCATCGGTCACGCTGATCCGGCTGGGCGGGTCGAGTAGCGGCAGCGCATCAATCAACAGGTCTTCGGGTCGCGTGAACGGCGGCAGTGGTGCCACCTCAACCGACTGCCCGATTCTGTGATCAGATATCTGCATGGATCAGGCCGTCCTGTCGTTGATCACATCGTCGCTTTCGCGCAGCTTGACGACACGACCTGCCGGCAACTGTTCGTCAGCAATTTGGCGGCGGAGCTCTTTCAACAGTCCGTCGAAATATGCCTCTGTCTTTTCGACTTGCGCCGGGGATAGGCCAAACTCTTCCTCGAGCCAGTCAGGTGCCGCCTGCATTGTATTGCGAACGGTGATCATCAGGCTCTGGAACACTCCTTCAAGGCGATCAGTGCGCACCAGCTCACCGCGACGTTGGGCAGCCAGCATAGAATCCATTGCCGCACGCGAGTTTTCACTGATCTCCTTCGCGGTTAAAGCGTTTGCGTTTGGATCATCTTCGTCATCGTTGCGAAACAGCATGGCCCGCTGTGCGTCGCGCTCGGACGCATTCAGCCGCTTTTGTATCTCACGCTCATCGCGCCACAGCCGCCAGGCATAGCAATGTGAAAAGATAAATTCGTATTCCTTGCCGTTGCTGCCCTGCTTGGAGACAGGCATCCCTTGATCGATCCAGCTGGACAGCGTCGGTTGTGAGACGTTCAGCGACTTGCCCAGCCGATCGCGGTTTAGGACATCATCCTCGACACCATCCGGCAAAGGGTATGCCGACAAGTCCAGCACATCCCCCATGTCCAATGTGATCAAGGTCGTCATCAGGCGTCAACTCCGTTCATCCCGGCCATTGCGACCGCATTCAAAAAAAACAACCCCAACCGGAAGGGCAAAATTTCCCAATAGTTTCAAACTTACCGGGGTGCGAATAACC